TTAAAACGCGGGGTCTAGAGATGATGTTGTCATAACGCTGGCATTACTTGCAAAAAGAGCCTCTGCGCGCCCTCCGGCTCCCACGTCAGCGGAGGGCATCCAGCGACCATAAACCTTGGCGATCATGGTCCAGTCTTTGTGGCCCATTTGCTGAGCAACCCACATTGGATTTTCGCCAGCGCTGAGCATCATCGAGGCGTATGTGTGTCGGCTCTGGTAAGGGCGCCGCCACCGTACGCCTGATTTTTTCATTGCTGGAATCCAAATCACTCGGTAGATGTAGCCGGCATGTCGCCATGGTTCGCCAGTGATGGTGTTCAGGAACACATGCTTTCCGGCCAGGAAGGTCAGCTCCTTTTGCTTGAGCAGCGCCTCTCTTGCAGGGCCAAGCAGCTTAATCGTTCTCCTGCTAGATGCGGTTTTGGTCGACTCGGGAACCTTGGCCGCCCTGGTCTTGGCCCGAACAATTCGGATTTCCCCAGCAATCCAATCAATATCCCCCCACTCCAGCGCGATTAGCTCGCTAGGACGAAGACCAGTCCAGAACGCGAACTGCAGTTGAGCCCACGTCTCCCCCCGCGCCGCCCTGAGCAGCGCCTCCTGCTCCTCCCGGGTGAACGGATCTACGTCATCCTCCTCCTTGATCTCCTCCCGATTCTTGTATGCCCACCCCGAAAGCGGGTTGCTCTCGATGATTTCGTCCTCTACTGCGTCATTGAGCGCCGACCGAAAGCAGGTCTGAACTGTGGTCAGCCTTGTGTTAGAAACCTTGTAATTGGACAGCTGATCCTTGATTACCTTCTTATTGAGCTCTCCGAGCGACAGGTTCCCAAACATTGGCTTGAGTATCGATCTGATGATCGACCGGTATAGGGCCGTGGTGCTAGATTTGAAGGTCTGCGTTTTCCGCTCCAGCCATTCATCCAGGTAAACGCCGGTATTCTGGTTTGAGCTGGCCCTGACAAACTGGGCGGCGCGCTTTGATCGCGGGAATGTGGCGGCGTAATCGAATGTGCCATTTGATATGGCGTACTCGATTGCCGACTTGTGTTGCTCGGCCTTTTTCAGGTTAGCGGCGGTGGGCTTGAGCTGGACCCGCTCCCGGCACCGGACGCCCTGGTATTGGAATGTGATTTCGATACTACTTGAAGACGCGGGCCTGACGCCTCCCCCATCTCTACCCATGAGTAATACCCCTCAACGTCAATTAGGATTCTTCCGTCAGGCGCTTTACGCCAGACCATGTGCTTCGGCCATTTGCCGTCGCGAATTTTGGTCCTTATGGCGTCCGGTGTGTAGCCAGATTCTCGGGAGAATTGTTCCACGGTCTTGTATCGGACCATTGCGGGCCTCCTCAGGCTAAGAAGTGGTGCCCGACCTTCGCCGCCCTTGCGGCTTCCTCGGTGCGGAACATGAGCTGGGTTTTGCCGGGGCGGCCTTCCGATTCGTACTCGGCATCAACCCACCAGTGGCCGAACTTGCGGTACGGCTCGCCGAGTATCTTCGTGACGTAGCAGTCGATTTGGTTCATCGCGGCGCCTTCCATACCAGGTAGGCCATGTAAATCAGGGGCAGGATCATGGCTGGGCCTCCTTTCTGCGGACCTTTCCTTCAGCTTCAAGCTGGCGCATCGTCTTGCGCAGTGTGTTCAGGTCGTAGGCGTACAGCATTGCCTTGATCCACTTGTTCACGCTGCGCACGCATATGTAGGACAGGACGAACAGAACAAGGGCTAGCAGGGCTGTTCCGGCACATGCCATCACCCCATATCCCAGCCATTGGGCAACTTCATTCATGGCACAACTCCTTCGGCACCTGGACGGTATCGCCGAGCTTGGCAGCGGCGATGGCGCGGCAGGCGGCAAGCAAGTGAGTGCGACCTGCCGCAGTGCCGGAGTGATCTTCCACCCCGATGCAGGCGAAGTATTCGCTTGGGTATAGGCCGAACCCAACCCGATACTTATGGATCAGCGGCCCACCGACAGCCCAGTTTTCATGGGGGTCGTAACGAGCATCGCGAACTGTAACCTCGCCGCTATAGCGGACGAAGACTCGCCATGGGTTACCGTAGTGTGGCGGCGCAAGCCTTACATCCAGGCCTTCAGCCTTCCCGACGACCCAAGCCAACGGCTCGCCGGCCAGATCTGCCGTCTTAACTTCGATCAGGTCGGTCATGGCTTCACCTGCTGCGTGTTGCATAGCACGACCTGGTCGTCATCCAAGGCCTGGACCGGACCGAGACTGGCCAGGGCCAGGATTGCAGCGGCGCGGTTTGCCTCTAGAGCCTGGCGCTCTGCCGTCATCCAAATGGTCAGGCCTGTTCCGCTTCCGCCGGTGCCGCCATAGCTGGATACGGACTCGGCTTCTTCCTTGGCTGACTCCAGATAATCTTGCGTGCGGCAATGAGGGCAGAGGTATGTGCAGTCTTGAGGGTCGTAGCCCTCGCCGGTACCGGCGTCGAACAGATAGCCGCCGGGCCTGCATTCCCAGTCGCCGACCGAGTACCCGCAGGCGCTCGGCTCAAGCTTTGCGTTGGATTTGCTCACAGCTGATACCTCTCATCAATCCAGCGCCCAGGCGCCACATGGCGCGGCAGGGCGAATGACTCGCCAAGCGATGCAACGACGATTGCTCGGCAGGCGGCTATGTCGATTGTGTCGCCGCCACAGATCACGTCGCCGACCCTTGCCGAGAACGCGAATCCAGGAAGCAGCGCATCGAAGCGCACTCGATGGCTGAGGATTTGCTCGCTGGCTAATCGGCTGTCAGATGTGGGGCTGAAACGCTTGAAAACGCTTCCGCCAATTGCCTGTCGAACCCCGGATTCAATCATCCGAGCCTGCTTCCCGTTTGCCACCAGGGTGCAGTAGTCGAGCGCGTGCCCGGTTAGTTCCCTGGCTCTTACTTCGATCATTTCGCTCACATCGAATACCTCTCTGCGGTCCAGCGCCCAGGCGCCAGTGCGGGTGTAGGTTCGGGTTGTGTTTCGTGCGGGGAGAGCTGGCGCTGGTTGCCGGTCTGCAGGTGGCTGTCGGGGATGCAGCTGATGCCGACCCCGTTGAGCAGGTAGCAGGTGACGCCGCGCTGGCTGTCGTGCTGCACGTCGATGACGTTCTCTTGTGGCTGAGGTGCTGCGCTGGCGCCGGTGGCCAGCAGCAGGAGGCAGAGGGCGAGGCGGGTCATGGCTGCGCCGCCTGGCTGTCTTTGCCTCGCTCGACGGCCACACGTTGAATTAGCCTCATTTCTTCAGGCATGACTGCTCCTTACGCTGCTGATTTCAGCGTTTGCTGGGAATAAAATTGGGTGCTGAGGGGTCTAGATGGCAGAGGGCTAGCAAGCCCTATTTACCGGAAAGTGAGCAGCGAGCGCCGCGAGAGAAAACAAAATGTTGAACGCCGACCAGAGATATCGTGCTTATCAGTTGCTGAAGGAGCTCGATAAATCGACTGCTGAATTGATGAATCGAGTGGCCTATAGCGACGCGGGTAAAATTTGCTGGGAGAAGGATCTCGAAGCTCAGCGTAAAGCGTTTCAAGAGTGGACCGATTTTGCAGCGACTGTTCGAAACGATGTTTAAGAACTTCGGCGAAAAATTATACAAAATCGTAAATTTGTACAGCTTTTGTCCAATTGTCGGAACGAGTTCTCAGTTTCGGTCGTTTTAGTTGTCTATATGGTTAGGTTCGCTATGTTGTACCCCACGACCTATAGACATAACGGCGAGCATGGAGGAGTTATGAGAATTCGAGGGCCGGCATATTGGGGCTGGGCCGATTCAACGCTTCACCATCGTACCCATAACGAGATTCTCGAAGATGGGACATTTATCGACGTTCAGGTGAGGCTGTCCCGTACGGGCAGCACGCAGATGTTCATCGGTGTATACGCTCCGAAAGGGGCGGCTATCCATGAGGAGGCTTTCGATTCTCGCCCTGGGGAGTCGATGACCAGAGCCCTGGTCTGGGGCGTGAGCCGTGCCCGCCAAATTGCCACTGAAGGCGCCCCTGCCGACGACCTTGCTGCCGCCTCGAAATAGAGGGTTACAGAGCCAGGAGTACAAATGTGCTCTTGGCGGTCCGAGGCTTATTCGCCCTGATTGGCTAAAGCGTTCAGCCGCTGGAAGGATGTTCCGGGGATGCCCTGGTAAGGTTGATCCTTCGGAACCGGCACGCCGCTGTCGGCCAAGGCCTCGCGGATGGCCTTGATGCAATCGTCGGAGTCCATCAGGTAGTCTTCTTGCGAGCAGCGTTCCTGCTCTCGCTCAATGGCGGAGATCAGGATCTCAGGCAGCTCAGCCAGCCTGGCGCGAAGCTCGGCGGTTTGTTTGCTGCGACCACTGCAGAGAAGCGCCCACTTATCCTCGCGGCGCAAGGCCCTGCGGAGCATCTCGCGGGCGAGCCCGATATCGCCTGCACCGGTCATTGGCCCAACCGGAATCACGGGCAGCCCAGTCTCTGCTGCATCCCGCTCTGCCTCTTCTTTAGTCCACCAGAAGGCAGTACCAACCATCCAGGCTATAGGCTCTGGGTGGGGCTGCGGGGCTGGCCGGGCCATGGCCTGGATGATGTTCAGCAGATCATGGCGCTCAAGTTCGTCGCAGTCGCCCAGGCACAGGCGGTCACCAACGTGGCGCGTGCATTGAGCATCGTCCTCGGTCAGCTCTTCGGAGCTGCCAACCCAACCGCAACGTCGGCATTTGGCTGGGTAGTAACGTCCAACCAGCGGCTCCAGGCCAATGTATGGCGGCACGCTGACCATCTCGGTGTTGCTGGATCGGTTTTCTGTGGGCATGGGGATACCTCTGTCGGTCACAAGGCCAGTTCTGTCTGACTCTCGCGTTGCCAAATGGGGGAGCTGGTGTGTGCTTCAATTCGGTCGGCGATCACGCTGGCGCGCTGGCCGGCCGACGGCGGTGTGTACATGCCGAAGCGGCTTATGCTGCCGCCGTTCACTGCGGCGTTCGTGCTATCAGCCGATGCGAGCGGAAGGCTCTGGAAGATTGCCGGGTCAAGCATTCGCAGGCCATGCAAGCGGCAGACTGGCCGGCCCTGGTCATCGCATATGGCGTCCATTGCGGCGCCCATGCGCTTCCACCACGAGGCGGTGCCTGGCGAGCGCCACTGGCCTGAGCTGCCCAAGGCGACCATTCGCCAGGACTTGGCCAGGCGCCGCAGGCGCTCGATCGACTCATGCATGTGCCAGACCGGAACGCCGGGCAAATGACCAGGCCATTGCTCGAGCAGCCGATCGTTGGCTTCATCGTCCCCGTCGATCACGTCGGGGATCAAGGCCCAGTCGAAGCCGGGGTGCCGGTGCCAGTCATCCACCCAGCGGGTGTAGCCCTCGACATCGACCTTGCCGCCTTTCTTCCATACGGTGAACGCGCCGTTGTCGAAGACGAAGGACTGGCAGGCCTCTGCGACGATGCCCATGTCGTCCTGGCGCGGGAAAGGGACCAAGGCGTGCCGACCGGCCAGCAGTCGCGCCGCGTCTTGCCGTGAGCCGCCGATAGGCGTGCCGTGGTAATGGATCATTCAATGAGCCTCAGAGATTCAATTGATACCCCTTGGTGCACCGCCTTGACCGCCACCTCACAGCAGAATCGATCGATGAGAGCGTCGGCAATCTGCTCTTGAAAGCCCTCTTTGATCAAGGCAGTCGCCGTTTTGATGTGCTCTACGAGGATCATCTTCGGGCTTCGTATCTCAAGGCTGTAGACGATCATCTCGCCGTCGCTTGGGCATTTGGCGGCGAAGGTGTGCCTGTAGATGTTGATCGATCGGTATTGTGCAGGCATGGGCGATCCTCGCCGGGGAGGCGTTATCGTTGAATAGGGGAAGGCGCTGGCGGGCAGCGCGGTAGGTTCAGGCCCTGCGGACCTTGAAGCCGAACATGCACTCGATGTCGTGGTACTCGCACCGTTCGTAGGCCTTGTACTTGGCCTGCGAGGGCGTGCTGGCGAAGACATCGACGATGGTTCGATTGGTGATGTCGCACCAGTCCCATCCGGCCACTAGGACCTGGTAGCGCTTCAGGGGCAGCTTCTCGGCCATCTCGCCGTACTGCATTTCCCAGGTCGGGTGGTAGTTGCGGATGCGCTTCTTCGGGTCGATGTCGAGGATCACGCCAATGTAGTGGCCACGGTCGGCCATTATGACGCCTGGCTCGCCGTTGGCGATCACCCGGCGCCCGATCTCGGCTGGCACCTTATAGTGGCGGCGTACGTAGTCGCAGTTGTTGCTCATGGCTTTCTCCATGCATGCGCCGGCCTGGCCGGGGTTGTGCCTAGTGGTGGCAATTTGATGTCATTTGGGTTATTGGTTGTAATACCAGCCCACCGAGTTAAATCCCCTATGGACCGCGAGCCAACGAACCAGGAAATCGCAGCAGTTGTCGGAATTGGTGAGGACCAGGTTGATAAGTACCGTCAAGACGCCGTGCTGCTGGGCGACGGTTCCTGGTTGATCCACTTTTCCTACGACATGCCGAGAGAGCTTCGGCACAGCTTCACCGGTAGCTTTACGGCGATTGTTGCGTGCGTTGAATCTTGTGTTGACGCTCGCTCAGTCGACTGATGCTGTCAGTCAGCACCGTAAGTTCAGGCAGTTTTCCGTGCGTTGAGAATGCGCTGGCGGGCTGTTTCGTACTCGCTGCTGACAATCTCAACCAGACCGTCGACATCGCCGTCAGCAGCCTTGCTACCCAGGTTCAGGTAAACCGTTTCTCCGTAGATGAAGCACACCCCACCACTGAGCCAGATGCCGCCGCGCTCGACGCCGATGGACTCCCACATTTCGTCCCGGTCGATATCGTCCGGGCAATGTGCCTTCCATAGATCTTCGAGGCGTTGGTGCTCAGTCTTCTCGGCAGCGCGCACCTCTTTGTCCGTGCCCTTGGCATGCTTGGGCGCCCGGCGCAGCGAGCGGTAGCCGTATTCGTCAGGGCGGCACCAATGCACATCAAGGTCGCGGCTGGCGCTGAGCTTGATGCCGCCGACGTAGTTGCGGGAGCCGCTATACATGGGCGATGCATCGGCTCCGAAGGCCTGGCCCAGTTTCTCGCGCTGGGCGTTCCAAGCGGCCTTCTTCTCGTCCCAGGCGCGCACCGCGGCCAGCACCTTCGGCGATTCAGTCTTGTAGAAGTAGCTCATGGCTTTCTCCATGCATGCGCCGCCCTCCGTGGCCGGATGCGGTGCAGATTGGTATGAGAGTTGCTGCACCCCCTAAAACACTAGAAAATTGGGGGAATGCTGTAATGACCCAGGACGATTTTCGCTACATGGTCTTCGTGCTAGTAGCTGTGGTGGTGCTTACGATTGTGGGGTCATGGGTGTTCCTTGAGTCCATCAGCTAGGCCAGCCTTGGGCCATTGCACGCCCAGAATTGGGCTAGATTCGGCAGGGTGAGGGCCCGGATTTGTGTGAGCTGCTAGGATGCTTCATGCATCGAAGTTAACAGGGCGGCAGACCATGAGAAGGATCGACCGGCTTGACAGTTTTTTGATTAGTTGCCCGCGATGCGGAAAATCACCATTTGACCTTTCCGATTCGAGCGCTAGGACCTTTGGAGACGTCGTGGGGGGGTAGATGTCGAGGGTGTGATCACGAATTCACAGGAGATGATATTCGGACTGCCTTGAAAGCTGCCGCGGACACTCTTCGGGAAGACCGACTTGGCAATCACGAGCGCCCATAGGGGCGATCAGCTCATCCCCTGGATCTTGCTGAATCATCAGCATGCTCTTCCGGTCGAAGGCGAGGGCCAGGCGGGGCGATATGCTGATCTCGTGCCGCGGCGGGGTGAGAAACTTCGCTGCATGCAGCCTGCCCAGTGCATGAATGCCGTGGATCAGCGCCTCGATCATCTGGCTGTAGGTTGCGTCCGCCCAGCCGCAGATCGCTCGTAGGTGTTGGCCCGTTCGCTTCCTGGCTGATAGCCGCAGCGGCTCGGGCCGCACCACAGATCTGTGACCCTCGATTTCGTGGCGCGCGATCCGGAAAAGCGCGTGATGCCCCAGCGCTTCGATGTGATGAATCATCAGCGTCATCGCCTCGCCCTGTTCCTCGATCCCGGCCCACTCCATCAGTTCCAGCAGGGCCTGTTTAGTCCCTGGTCGAACCTTCAAGCGCAGGTCTTCTTCCTGCAATCGCTCGGCCTTCTCGCGCCGTCGCTTGTCGCGCTCTTGCGGCGTCATCGCCATACGGCATCTCCTTCAATCCGCTGGGCGGGATGTGTATGTGCAGCTGGCGGCGACGCTGCTGCGTGAGCTTGTGAATGCGTCTCATGGGTGGCACACCTCAATGGGCGTTTTCTTCGTCGAGCCAGACGGCATAACCACCAGTAGACGCTTGTTTCCTCGGTATATGCCCCAAGGCTGACCAGTGGATCTGGCCATGGCCGCCGCGTACTTCACGGCGGGCACAGGCTGAGACAGGGTGGCGATCATGCGCCCGCCAGGTGGTGGAGCGGGGCGAACGGGATATCGTCGTCGAAGCTTTCGGGGTCCGGCCCATACCCTGCTTGCTGGTTCTGTTGCTGCGGCGCCTGGCGCGGCTGTTGGTACTGCTGGCGCTGCGGCTGCTGACGTTGTTGCTGTCGTTGCTGCTGAGGCTGGCGTTGTTGCTGTTGCTGCTGGCCGCCGCCCTGGTTGTCAGGCCGCCCCCCGAGCAACTGCAGGGTGCCGTTGATGTCGACGTGCACCTCTGTGGCGTAGCGCTTGATCCCGTCTTTCTCCCATTCGCGGGTTTTCAGCTTGCCCTCGATGTAGCACTGGGAGCCTTTGCGCAGGTACTCGCCGGCAATCTCAGCGACCTTGCCGAACAGCACCACGCGGTGCCATTCGGTCTTCTCGACCCTCTGGCCGGTCTGCCTGTCGTTCCACGATTCGCTTGTGGCCAGGCTTAGATTGGTGACCGCGTTGCCGTTGGGCAGGTAGCGGACCTCGGGGTCCTGGCCGCAGGTGCCTACCAGGATGACTTTGTTGACGCCTCTCATGCTGCTTTGCTCCTCAGCTTGACCTCGTATTCGTCAACGAGCAGCTTGAACTGCCAGAGGTCTTCCTCCAGCTTCTCGATGTAGTTGTCGTCACGTTTGAATTCCTGCCACCAGAGCTGGCGGCCGACGGGGCGCAGATCCGGGCAATAGAGGCCGATGTGCCACCACTTCCTGCCCGTGATCCACATACAGCCTTGGACTTGGTCCATGATCTCGCTGGCATCGTTGTCGATATGGAAGGACCGCAGCTTCTCGGGTGCTAGAAAGCACTTGTACTCGCTGCCGCCATCCTCGCCGATGAAACCGTCCGCGCTGGCGCCAAACGCGCCGTCGTCAGTCTTGACCAGGCCGACTTGAGTGACGATCAAGCCCGTTTGAATTTCATGCTCCATACGAGCTTCGGGTTCGAGTTCGTGGCCTCGCCTCATTTGCCAGGTCTCGAACCCGTTATCCAGCGGTTTTCCGCTGATCCGCTCGACTGCCAGCCTGAATGCGTAGTCGAGAGCTTTAGCGGTGGGCTCGCCTTTGTTCGGACCAGATTTCAGCCGGGCCCGGGCGTCGCCAAACATACTGGCGGTAATGACGCCTGCACGCGCTGCGTGCCACTCTGCGGAGCCCTGGGCGCAATTGACGATGATCATTGGGGAGTCTCCATTGCAGTTTTCCGCTTAGTCACGGCGATCTTCACCGCGTCGTATCCGGCTTTGTCACCGCTCGCCTGCATGACCTTCACGGATGCCTGCCATACATCCTTGAGCTCATCCGGCGTGGCGGCCGCTTCGACTTTGGCAAGGATGTCGTTTAGCGCCTGGGCCCGCATTTCCGCCGTATCGGAGCCATCCGACGATTGCGCATCGTCGTCCCTGACGTCGCCGGTTGTGATGTTCAGCAAGGCGCACATCACGTAGCGCTTGCCGTAGGTGGTGGATGACCCAACCGCTTGAACATCGTTCCGCCCTTTGCCGATGTCGGCCGGCAGGGTCATGGTTGTCTGCTCGCGGTGGCCTTCTCGGTGCATCAGGATGCCGGTGACGCTGATCGACTTGTCCTGGTTCTCCACCTTGAAAGTGATCGCGAAGCCGTGCCGCTGCAT